CATCGTCGTGTCATGAACATCGGCAGAACACTTGTTGAGTGGGCCGCACATCCGGGGGACAAACCAAAACTGAACACCGTTCTTGTCACCGGCATAGACCAATGGGACAATGTTGCTACCAACTGTATGTTCATTGAGGATTTAGGCACAGCACCCGATGGTATCGGTGCTAAGGTCAAGCCTCATGAGCAAATCGGAATGCGCTTCAATTGGCAAATCCGTTCAACTCGTTTCCACCAACTGACAGCAATCAGCAAGACACTTATGAGTCTTGGAGTGCGCGTCTATTGGGAAACTCACTTCAAGGACATACAAGATAAAACAGGTGCTATCATCGGTAAGAAGGCCGCGTGGGAGAAGAACACCGCTATGCACCTCAATCAAGTATGTTGGTTTTACAAGAGCAAGGTTCGTGACGAGAACAACTCTCCAACAGGTGAAGTGCGCTACGAAGTTGAATTTGTTAAGTGCAGAACCAACCCGGCATTATTAGACCAACGCAGATTAGTCATGCGCACCCAAAAGGATGCACCACCTGTATGGTATGGACTACCCGAACTTAGAGAGGGGCAAGTATGACAGAAGAAGATGGTTATACAGGCAATTGGCCGAAGACAGGATTTCCGGCCCATAACTCTTCTCAACCGAGAAGTGTCCATATTAACAGTAGCGCGCCCTTGACTGACAAATACCCACCATATGTTGCTGACCCATCTTGTATGGAATGTGGCGGAGGTGGTAAGATTTACACCCAAGTGACCCGCTACGACCATGATGGTGACGGGATTGATATTGATGTTGAGATGCAACCTTGTGACTGTGTGTTTGGTTACATGAGAGTAATTGCAGACCCCGCGTGTAAAGCGTGTGAAGGGACAGGAGAGGTTGAAGAGGTTCGTATCAAAGACAACGAACGAATAACTACCAATTACAGTTGTTTGTGTCTAAGATATGTTCCAGCAACCCCACCGGACGAAGAGGGTGTCAAAGATGGCGAGTAAGCCGGATGCCTCAAAGTTCCCAATCCACATTAGTATCGGCAGTCATTACCTATGCCGCGGGGAGTTGGTTTACACCCCTCCCCCGGTCAAGTTGATGGGTGATAGCGATTGGCATAACAATAGACCACTGTGTGAACAGTGCGGAACAGAACATATAGTAAGATTTGGAGAGGAAGCGAAATGGCCCAAGCAATAATTGAAAGAACGAAATTACTCGCATTCATAAATGGATTCGGGGACAATATAGAAGACCTACAACTTGAGATAAAAGACAACCGCGTCTATGGTAGCGTTGATACTCCGACACACTATTGTGAGAAGAGTATCAGTGTTATGGTGTCAAACGACATAAAATACAGACCCGGTAAGGTGTATATGAGCGATGTTGCTAAAGTGGCGACCTTCCTTAAAGCATCTTCGCAAGACTTATCTATAATGACTCAATGGGACGGCTCTTTCAATTTGAAATTGGGTAATGACTCTTTACAGATTCCGAGCCACACAAATATCCGTTCGGCTCTAACTGTGGACCGCGCAAAGGCGGCAATTGCAGACATGAAGAGAACTAACTTTACTAAGATTGGCCCGTCTATCCTGTCCGTCAATGGTAACATTGACATCATAGAGATGAAAGGAATGGGAGTGGGTGTCAAGATAGCAGGTAAGGACGCACCTTGCCGTGTTCGTATCAACCCTATGGATGCCGAGATGACTATAACTATGGGTAACATTGTTGGTGGTTCAAACATGAGCCGCGTCATCCAACTGTCAAATGTGTGGGGTGAGATTGAAACCACGACATACTTTGGTTCTCACCTACCAAACATTTTATCGTGTATGGATAGTGGAATGGTTGACTTCTATATGGGAGAGCATGCCGCGCTTGTCTTAGACCACCAAGAGTATGATACCTTACTGATACTCAAACACCAACAGGGGGTTAACTAATGATTGCTGATGCTATTTACAACGATGATGAAGCGCCGGATATTTACACACGCTATCGTATTGATGGTGAGTTGTGTGAAGATATGGTGAAAGGTTTCAAGCCTCACTTCTATGTCCCGCAGTCAACACCGGAGTTTAGATTGAAAGGGTTGAAGCGTTCATACCCTCAAGCAGAAGTGGACATGAAGAAGACCTACGAAGGACTTGACGGGACCTCACTCTATCGTGTAAGCACTAACTCACCTTATGACATAAGCAGAATGCGTGATATGTTTGCTCGCACCTACGAAGCAGATGTCCGGTATGTTGACCAATACCTTATTGAGAATGTGCCGAAGATGCCTAAGTGGAAGCCGCGCAAGTGGTGGTATGATATTGAATGTGATACAGGGGACGACAACTTCACTACGGTGATTGCTGTCATTGACTCCGACATTGACATACCTGTTGTTTTCGCATGGGCTGATGAAACAACCAACTGCCCGTATCGTGATGTAAAGGGAACTACCACTTCAAGAAATATCCGTGACACAAAGTATAGTTTGCGACTATTTGACAGTGAGAAGGCACTCTATGATTCGTTCATTGGATTCTTACAGGAGCGCAACCCCGATATTATGGTAGCACATGCAGGGACTTTCTTTGACATACCGCATATGATTGCTCGCCTTGACAAGATATACGGTCACGGTGGCGCGGCTAAGTTAAGCCCTCTTGGTATCATACGATACCCTAAGCAGAAGCAGAACGATAGATACCATCCAACAGACCAACCGATTGCAGGACGATGGCAGTTTGATACTGCCGCGCCTGCTACAAGCGGAACAGGGTTTGAGCGAGTGTGGAAGGACAGTGGCGGTGGGCAACTACCTAACCTCAAACTGAATACTATCGCAGAAGAGTTGGGGCTTGGTTCTAAACTCACCGAAGAGATTGAGGGCATGGATGTTCACAATGGATGGCGTGAGTATTGGCCGGAGTTTGTTGACTACTGTATGCTTGACACTGTTCTCCTTCGTGGGATTGACGAAGCGCGCAATGTAACTGACTTCTATTTGGAGATGGTTCGGTTGTGTGGTGTATCAATTCAATCGGCTACGAATGTGACAAACTTTGCGCGCGGTCTTCTATCACGACGAACACACCTCAAAGCACCGACCCGATTCAATGCGGAGAAGGCTGACTTAGCAGGTGCGGAGTTCATTTTGAAAGAGCCGGGGTTGTATGAGGGTGTTGCTATCCTTGATTATAAGGGTCTATACCCTTCTCTAATCACAGGGCATAACTTATGCTACACTACTAAGCGTGAAGGTCCGGGAGATGGAATCACTCAACTTGAGAACGGTTCGTATTGGGACCAAACAAAGAAAGGAATACTACCCGAAGTGGTTGACTACTTGTTTGAATTCCGAGCCGAGTGCAAACAGAAGATGAAGGATGCTGAAACTAAAGAAGAGAGAAGCGCGTGGAACACTACGCAGTCTGCTATCAAGAGAGTGATGGCGAGCCTGTATGGGATGACTGCGCATGCCGGATTCGGTTGGGCTGACACTGACATAGCGCACACCATTCTATCGGAAGGTCGTCGCTGTATTCGCTTGCTTGACACGGTAGCAACAAGGCTTGGTTACAATGTCTTGTATGGATTCACTGACAGTGCGTTCATTCAAGTTCCTTTTGATGATGCAAAAACTCTTGCCGCGCGGGTGACTGATGCTGTGCAAGATGCTACGGGTAACAAGATGCTCTTCGCTGAACTTGAAGCCTACCTACCGTATTGGTTCTTTGAGAAGAAGAACAAGTATGCCGGTATGGTATCATGGCCTCCCGAAGATGTAGGTAAGATGAAGTCAGCGAACTTCTTGAAGGGTAGCAGTCTTGCACCCATCAGCAAGGTCGCTGAACGAACTGCGCTCACTTTGATTTGTCAAGGTGAGAGTGAATCAGTTGTCCGAGAAGAAATACTCAAACTCGCGTTACCTGTGCGCAAGGGAGTAGTGAACCTCAAAGAAGTGACAAAGCAAACGCGGATTAGCCGAGCGCCGGATGATTACAAAATCCTGTCCGGTGCAAGCAAGGCCGCGCAATACTACAATGATAACATGTCCAACGGCGACCCGTTTCAAGCGGGGGATTCCGTCAAGTGGACATATGTAAAGTCTGTTCCTGTCGGTCAGCCACCTACGCAAGTGGTTGCTTACCGAGAGGATTATGAGATGAAAGGTTATGCTCTTGATGCTAAAGTCATTCTTGACAAAGCAATCGTGAGTAAACTGAAAGGCATGTTTCAAGTCTTGGGTTGGGACTTGGATGCCGCAACAGGTGAACCCCGACCCGCAACATATTGGTGATTAAAATGAGTGAAGAAATAGAAAGAATGGAAGAGCGAATTGTTAACCTTGAAGCATCGGTTAAAGATTTAGAGAATGATGTAAAAATCCTTGAGATGGAGAACGAAGAGATGGTAAAGGAAGTTGCTCAAAGCATGAAGGTTGTAGCGGCTGTGGCTGAACTACAAGATGAATTGCGAAGGCATGTTCCCGATGTAGTAATTCTAAACGCGCTTCGTGTAACACCATTTACCGGAGCGTGGCAATGATGGATGCTTACTTTGACCCCGAACTTGAATGCGGTCACACCGCGGCGAGCGA